TGTATTGTAAGAACTTGGAGACCGCTATCTTATTTTGAATCACTAAAAAAACAAAATGGTTATAAAAACATTGATAAAATACTCGCTATCTTAAAAGGAAAGACTGGAAGCAAAGATAATAAGGACGAAAATAGTAAATCTCAAAGAGAACAGGAAGCCTACCCATCTGGTCAATCCGCCAAAAATTCGGGTTACTTTGAAATATTAACTCAATACGAGAGGGACCGATGGGTGGACTACTGTGTTGATGCTGATTTAGAATTTAGAGACCAAAAGAACCCTCACGATGACGATGATATCCCTATCATTGAAAAACATTCTATTCCTTTGTTAGACGATATTATGGGAATGGGTGATATGGAAAGAGGCGCACCGATGCAACAAGTAGTTAACTCTGTTTGGAATTTATACTTAGATGGAGTCAAGATGTCTATGTTCCCTCCAACGTTGATTAATAAAGACAATATCGCTGCTATGAGTTCTCTTAAGTGGGGTCCAGCTGCTAAGTGGTTAGTTAGAGGACAGATTAACAACGCAGTTCAACCAATTCAATTAAATCCTCAAGGTATTGCTAACTTCAATAATACTTATCAAGTAGCTAATGCGGCTCTACTTAATATGTTCGGTACTACTGATACTACTGTTACCCAACAAACAGAGGCAGGATTTGGTAAGACTCCACAAGCCTTAGAAATGCAACAATCAAGAGAAAATACAAGAGATGCTGCTGATAGATTCTTTATGGAACAGTTTGTTAAGAAAGTCTGTAAGAAGATGGTCAATTTGACCGCTAAAAAACTCAACTCATCTGTTCAAATTAGAATGTTTGAACCAGAGATTGAACAACTTAGCCGTGAATATCCTGAGATTAAAGACATTTACGATAAGAAGACTGGCAAGATAACCATTAATAAATCAAAAGTAGCCAATGTTTTATATGATTATGACATCGTTAGTGGTTCAACTTATGCTGTAGATCAAAAGACTCAACAAGATAGTCTGGCTTCCCTCATAGAACTACTATTGAAGAATCCAAACTTAGTTCAAATAGCCGCACAAGAGGGTTACAACATCAAAGTAGGAGAAATGTTAAAGAGAATAATCAGTAATACTGGTATTCAAGATTGGGACAAAATAATAGAAGAACAAACCGAAGAAGAAAAATCTGATGTCGTCTTAGGTCAAGATGCTCAAACATTCGCTCAAGCAGTTCAACAAATGCAAGGTATTAATCAAGTTCCAGCTCAACCTATGGAACAGGAGATGATGAATGGACAACCAAGCAATCAAGCCAACAATTTTTAATATTCAATCTTTTAAAAGAGATGAAGAAGCTAAAAAGAGAGGTGTTACTGATGAAGAACGCCATTTATACGCTCTAACCAACAATGTTGGTTGGAAGATAATCTCTGAATACGCTCGTAATGTATTAAAAGAAGTTGATGAGGCTAATAGATTAGCAATATCTACAGGGGTATCTTTTGAAGAAATTGGCAGAAACACAGTAGTTATTAATTTAGCCAAAGACATTGTTGAAAAAATATTAAATAAGGTCAATGATGCTAAGGAAATCTGTGAAGCCAATATCGAAGAAGAAAAAGCACGTTAAAACAGAAGAAGAAAATTTGGATTTTAACAATCCAAGTTATTCTTTTATACCTAAAGGTCGTCATTCTTATAGACAAGAAGGACCATTTTTAGTTTGTAGAACTTGCGAACTAAAACATTCTATCTTTATAGGAATGGAAAAGATAATGGTTGGAGAAGAAAGCGATGGTACTCCAATTATCAAGAAACGATCAGAAATATAACGAATTTGTACTAGGCAAGAGCCTGTTACAAGCACGTTATAGCTTGGGGATTCGTACCACCAAACAGGTGCGTAATAAATATGGAAGATATTGACAATCAAATGGCGTTAAACCAAGAGAGTGTGGTAGATGACACTCAAGATACTACGCCGGTATCTGAAACAAACGCTGCCGAGGATGTTATTGAAACAACTGAAAATCCGACGGGAGAAACAGAAGTAACAACAACTGAAACGGATGAGGACATTAAAAAAAGAAATGCTAATCAAAGGATTAGAGAGCTTAACGCCCAGCTGAAAGCCGAAAGGCAATCAAAACAGTCGTTAGCTCAACGCCTTGAGGAACTTACAGGTTCAGCAGAACCTACGGACTATAATCGTCCATACACACCTCAAGTTGAGCCAGGTACCGAGATTAGTCCAGACCAATACAAACAAGATGTTATGCGAACAGCAGACAGTCTTATTAACTTGCGATTAAAACAGCAGGAAGCTATTGGAAGGATTAATTCAGAGTCCAAAGAAGCACTCAGGAATTATCCTGAACTCGATCCAGATAGCGACTCTTTTGATAATGATGTCTCAGACGCAGTTACAGAAGCTGTTGAGGCTTACGTTAGACAGAATCCTTATAAGGCAAATGTCAAACAATTTGTTGACAAACTTATGAAGCCGTATAAAACGGCTGTAACAAAAGAAGTAGGACAGGCAACACAAAACATAGCAAAACAAGTTAGTGAAGCCGCTCTAAGACCTACTCAAGTAAAGCAACCAGAGAAAAAATTTGAATCTATGACACTTGAAGAAATGGAAGCTCAATTAGGTGTCGTTCAAACTTAGTTTTGTATATTAAAAATTAAATAAAAAATTATGGCAGTTGTTGGTGGTGGAATATCCGGTGCTACAAACGTCAATACTGGCTCAAGTTTGAGTCCAGAAGTCAAAACTTTTTATGACAAAACATTTTTGGCTCGTGCTGAATATGAATTAGTCTTAAAAGAAGGTGGACAACTTCGAACTCATCCAGTCAATGAAGGACGCACTGTAAACTTTACTCGATACGAACCTTTGACCATTATAACCACACCGTTAGGTGAGGCTTCTAACCCAGTTACTTGTTCTATTACCGCTTGTACAGTCGCAATGACTCTAAGCGAATACGGTTTAACCGTTAATACTTCTCGTATTGAATCTTTAATTTCAATCGACAGTAACATGAAAGAAAAAGTTTCTTTGGTTGGTCAAAATATGGGTGAAACTATTAACCGTTTAATTCGAACTGAATTACAAAACGGAACTAGTTATTACCCAAATGGTCATACCGTAGATACTATTGCCGCTGGAGATGTGCTTGATGCCTGTAACATCAGAATGATGGTCAGACAACTTGAACTCGGAAAAGCGATGAAGTATCAAGATGGAATGTTTATTGGTAAAACCGATCCGTATTCTAAATACAAATTACTCGGAGATAGTACTTGGATTAATTCTAAGACTTATTCCGATGTTAAAGGCTTATATAAAGGTGAAATGGGTGAACTTTATCAAGTTCGCTGGTTATTAAACAACGATTTATCTTCGGGAACTGAGACTTCTGGTTCAGCAGCTTCTACTGTTGTCAGATTCTACACTTATGTTCACGGTAAAGATTCTTTCGGTGCTTATGACCTTGAACAAGATAAACCAAAATTATACATTCTTCCAAACGTTGTGGATTCTAACTCACCAGCTGGTCGTATCTCGATCATCTCTTGGGCAGGTGCATACGCTTGTAAGCTCTTGAATAGTTCTTGGGTGCTTTCAGCTAGATTTACTGCTGCTTAGTTTGTACCTAAAAATAGGGAGTAAGTAAATACTCCCTATGAATTAGTTAATAACTAATTATGAAAATAAGACCAAATAAAAACCAAATCCTCGTCAAAGAGGAAGAACAAATCAAACAAACAGATAGTGGTATTCTTATCCCAGATGGAACTACCAAAGAAAAACCTCAACGAGGAGAGATAGTGGCGATTGGTAAAATGGATGAAGAATTAGATTATAAAGTCGGAGACTTCGTTATCTATAAGAAATGGGGTGGAAATGAATATGTTGAAGATAAGGTAAATTACTTATTCGTTTCACCAGAAGACATACTTGGTATAGAACAATGAACTTAGACTATGGGAGAAAAATAGACTTAGATAGTCTGTATCTTGCTTATCAAAAAGCTAGTTCTCCTATGGAAAAAAGATGTATTGAAGATGCTGTTAAAAAGATTAGAACTGAAACCCCAGAAGAAAGTAAGATAAGAGAAATTCTAATTAAAGCCGTTAGAGGTAATGATACATATAGTATCAAAAAGTATAGTGAGATATTGAATCGTAATAAACATAATCGTTTAAATGGGAGACAATTCTAATGGCTGATACAACTTTCAGAACTAAAGTAGAAACCACAAAAGAAACTACGCCAGAGGCTGTTAAATCAACAGTAGACGGTAACGCTAGCGTAGAGACACCTTTTAGTGAATATCACAAAGAGAATGGCAAACCTTTTATCGCTGATTATTTTCAACTGGGTGATACTTGGAGAGATGAAGCCGGTGGTTTTCCACAAGAAGTAGCTATAATAGAGGATTTTATTCAGGACAGAATAGACAAAGGTGAATTACCTAACAATGTGGAGTCCGTTAAAGAGGCTATTAAAAAGATTGAAAAATTAACTAATCTTGATAAACACGAACGTCCAATAGTTAAGATTGACACTATTGCTGCTTATACGAAGTTTTTGATGGAGTGTGACCATATAAAGTTTAACTTAAAAAAGTATGCCAATAGATAAAGAACCAGACAAAATAAATAAAAGTGTACAAGAGATGGGGAATCTATCTTTTGATACAAAATATAATATAAATACTGTTGAAATACTTTCAGAAAGTGAAGATGGTAATAGTATTGTAAGAAACAAGCCACTTGCTACCTCTGATAATCAATTATTTGGATTCATTAATTTTAAATTTGATTCAGTCTATTTAACTGAACCTGATACTGTAACCGAAGTTTATACTTATAAACTCTCAGGAGATACAGTAGCGACTATAACTATAATTTATACTGATGCCACGAAAGAAACTCTTATCAGTTGTATAAGGAGTTAAGATGCTCAAATGGAATCCGACTAACGGTACCTTTGACTACATTAGAAGTATTGCCTGGCTTGATGGGAGATTTGTAAATGTAACAGGTGATACGATGACTGATAAATTGACTATTTCAATGTCATCAGTTACTTCTATTGGACTAGATATTATAGGTAAAATAGCTGTTAACGGTCAGCAAACAATTTATAATGCTGGAGCTTTAAACAGTAATTTTGCTGGTTCAATGTTTATTGGTGATGGCGGTGGTAGTTTACAAAATGGAGCTTTTTACAATATGGCTATTGGCAATGGAGCTTTATATTCAAATACTACAGGAGCAACCAATGTAGCCATTGGGATTGAAGCTCTATATTTAAACACTACTGGAGAACAAAACTTTGCTCTTGGATTTCATTCAATGTATAACAACACTTATGGTCAACAGAATTTAGGAATAGGATCATTTGCTTTAGTGGCAAATACTGAAGGAAATTATAACCTATCTATAGGTAATGTTTCTTCATATTACAATCTTACCGGGATTGGTAATGTGGCTATTGGTTATGATTCTGGTTCTTTTAATAAAGATTGGGGAACATTAACTACTAACAATTATTGTGTTTATATTGGATACGATTCAAAAGGAAGTGCTAATGGTAATACTAATGAAATTGCTATCGGATTTAATGTTGATGGTGCAGGTTCTAATACAGCGACAATAGGGAGTCCAGATGTTACTGACGTTTATATGGCAACAGATGGTGAAGCTACTACTAGAACTATAGGGATTAAAACAAATACTACCTCAGCTCATGATTTGTTAATAACTACTGGTGCGGCTAAAACTTTATTATTAAATACCATAGTTTATAACGATATATATACTGCTGTTGCTGCTGCTAAAATACCAGCTGCTAATTATCCTGATTGGTCTACATTTACAACTAATTTAGGTTCATATACTTTTAAAGTGGATGATTATGTTGATTTATCTACTATGGAAATTTTACATGGTTATAAAGAAGGAACTGATTTTGAAATTCATTTACATTTAGCCACAAACGGTAGTGACACAAATGAAAGAAAAGTTAAATATAGGGTTTATTATTCACTTGGTTGTCCTAATACTGGAACACATCAATTTTCAGCAGAAGCTTATTTGGATGCTGAATTAACTATCCCTGCTAATACTTTAGATAAATCTGCTTTTTATTTATCAATGGGAACAATAAGCGGTACTGGAATGACTGTTGGGTGCCAAATTAAAACAAGAATTAAAAGAATAGCGGGTACTGGTACAGAACCAACCAATAACCCATTTTTAGGAATGCTAGGAATACATTATCAGTGCGATACTATTGGTTCTCGCTTAATTACATCAAAATAATTAAATGTTAAAATAACTTATGAAACAAATAGAAAATGATGTAGTTAAAGCCTTGTTAGATTATTTAGTTACCCGACCTTATCAAGAGGTTGCTGGTGCTATTCAAGTATTGAGTAATTTAAAAGATGTGGAAGTAAAAGAGGAAAACAACCATGAATAAAAAATGTGGAGGTAAAAAGAAATAAATTATTAATTAAACAAACTATGCCAGTAAAATCAAAAAAACAAGCAGGTTTTATGGGAATGGTAGCTTCAGGAAAGATTAAGAAAAAAGGTCTTTCTAAAGAAAGAGCTAAAGAGTTTTTAAAAGGTGTAAAAGTAAAAAAACTTCCATATAAGAAATAACGTGATATAATCATCTTAGCAATTAGAGGAGCCATAGATGAAAAATATTCTAACAGGAAGTTCAGGTTTTGTCGGTAGTAACTTGTTAAAGAAATTAACAGGTGAAACCATTTGTATTCCACACGATAAAATTTCCACAACTAAATTAGAAGAATTTGATAATTTCTATTTTTGCTCTGCTTATGGTAACTTGGCCGATCAACAAGAAGATGATAAGATAATCCAAGCTAATATAATTGACCTTTGTAATGTTCTCACTCAAGCCTCTAAATTTAATTTCAAATCCTTTGTTTATATCTCTACTTCCTCTGTTAAACTTCCTATCCAGACAATGTATTCTAGGACTAAGAAAGCTGGAGAAGAATTAATACTCTCATTCATTGAAAAATACCACTTACCTTTTTGTGTTGTCAGACCTTTCTCAGTTACTGGAGCGGGAGAACAACCTAAGCATTTAATTCCTGTTTTAATTGATGCTGCTTATACTGGTAAAGAAATAAACTTAGTCCCAAATCCAACTCACGATTTTATTGATATAGACGACTTAACAGATGGAATAATTAATCTTAGTTCTCATGGAGTTAGGGGTATCTTTGAATTAGGAACAGGCAAAAAGTATTCTAATAAAGAAGTATTTGACTTAGTAGAGAAAATAACTGGTAAAAAGATTAAAGTTAAGATTATTGATAATATGAGAGCCTATGATAACAACGAATGGGTATCTCAAAATTTTAAATCAAGGTCTTGGGGTTGGTTGCCTCGTATTTCACTAGAACAATCTATTAAAAATATGTGTGAGGAGTATAAAAAATGAAAGCTTGTTTTTGGGTAGTATCATCACCAGAGTTTAGAGAAATGACCAACCAAATGATTGCTAGTGTTAAAAAGTTTTATCCAGATTTACCATTTTTCCATTATTATATAAATGAAGTAACAGAATTATATCAAGATGCAAGACATTATAAAGAACTTCATAAAGAATTTGATACTGTTATTCATATAAACGGTGATTCTATTATGTGTAATAAATGTGATGAATTGTTTGATGATGATTTTGAAATAGCCCTACCTTACAATAATGGTAATTATCAAGATAAAACAGGTATGAATAATGGTATAGTTGTTTCAAACTCTCCAAGATTTTGGGTAAAATATGATGAACTTATTGAGGAATTTAGTAAAAGTGATGGATGGATGGCTAGTCAAAATTTAAGCACAACTTTATTTTATTCTGGTAAATATAAGACAAAAGCATTGTCATTTCCAGATAAATCATACGGTATTGAAGATATGATAAATTATCAAAATATATTTTTGAAAGATAATGAAATATATTTACCTTCCGATGAAGGAGACAAAAAACTGTGTATCTTTCATGCAGCTGGTGATGCTTGGAAACAACATGGAAAAATATTACTAGACAAATTTAAAGATGACGTTAGATTAAAAATTAATGAATTAATATGTTAAATCCACTAGAAAAAAGAATAATTGATTTGTCTTATAAACACAATAAATCTCATTTAAGTTCTTGTTTAACAACTGTCAATGTTTTAGATCATATATACTCAATCAAGAAAAAAGATGATTTAGTAGTCTTAGGTAATTCTCATGCTGCTTTAGCTTTATGGGTAGTATTAGAAAAATATGGATTTTGCAATGCAGAGGAAATGTTAGAAAAATATGGTACTCATGCTTTTAGAGATATAGAACACGGAGTTTATGTTAGTGGTGGTAGTTTAGGTCAACCAGAAACTATCGCAGTAGGTATGGCTATGGCTGATAGGAAAAAAGATATTTATTTAGTTACTAGTGATGGTGCTTGTGCTGAGGGTAGTGTATGGGAAGCTTTAAGAACTGCTGCTGAACAAAGATTAGATAATTTACGAGTCACTGTCATTGTCAATGGACAAAGTGCCTATGGAAAGATAGATACTGATTATTTAGAAGGTAGATTAAAGAGTTTCTTCCCTGTAATGACAATCAAAGCAGATATGTATAAATATCCGTCTTGGTTACAAAATGTAGATGGACATTATGTAGTTATGAATGACGAACAATATAAGGAGATAATAAAATGAGTGGAATTAAAATAAATATTACTTTAACTGAAAGATTACCACAAAAAGAAAATAGAAAAATTGATAATACATATGTTATTGATGACTGGTATTTTGAACATTTAATTGATGAAAATAAAAGTTTTGGGTATAAGTTTGAAGATCAATGGATAAAAATAGGCAAGAATCTAAAAAAAGATATTCTTTTTAGATTAGAAGGTAAAATTAAAGGTTTTACAAATAAATCTGATTTATTTGGTAAGGAGATAACAAAATGAATTTTGATAAACCACATCAATCACAAAGAGGCTACTTTGCCTATTACTTATACGAAGAAATGAAGAATAACCCAGATATTTACTTAATTACTGGGGATTTAGGTTATAAGATGTTTGATCGTATTAGAGAGGACTTTCCAGATAGATTTATCAATGCTGGTGCTGCTGAACAAGCAGGAGTTGGTATTGCTATTGGATTAGCCATACAAGGTAAGATACCTTTCTTTTATTCTATAACTAACTTCACAGTATATAGACCTTATGAATGGCTTAGAAACTATATTAATCTTGAAAAGATACCAGTTAAATTAATTGGAAGTGGTAGAGATTATGATTATGACCATGATGGTTGGACTCATCAATCACCAGATGTAAAAGATGTTTTAAATACCCTAACAAATATAGACCAATATTTTCCCAAAGATTTAGAAACCATTCCAATACTGGTTAAACAAGCTATTGGAGATGGAAAACCTTTATTTATTTCATTAAAAAGATGACAGATACAAATGTTAAACTTGGTGGATTATTCTACCCTACTGAATATAATGGTGAAAAGATAGATTTTGATACACTTTATATTCCTTATATTTATAGAGAGATTTATTTTGAAGGAGTTTATATAGATATCCTTAATGGACACGAAAATAAAGACTTAGTTATAGTTGACGTTGGTTCTAACATCGGAGTTACAGTTCAACACTTCCAAAGATATGCCAAAAAAGTCTATGCTATTGAACCAAGTACAGAACACTTTGCTGCTCTTAAAAAGAATAAAGAGTTTAACGAATGGGATAATGTAGAAATCTTTAATATGGCTATTGCTGGAAAAGATGGAGAAGTTACGATGCACAAGAACGGTAAAAACCGAACTTGTAATTCTTATGTCTTAGATTATGTAGACGGTGCTGAATCAGTTAAAGCCCAAGCCTTTGATACTTTCTTTAAAGAAAACGATATTGAAAAAGTAGACTTTATGAAGTTTGATGTAGAAGGAGCGGAAGATGATATTTTACGAAGTGAAGGGTTTAAAAAAGTTTGCGATAAGATTAAAGCCATTGAAATAGAGTTTCACTTCCCTACTTGGATGAACTTAGTATCATATATGGAAGATTTAGGATATAAAGCACGAAGATATCAAAGTTCCGCAATTATTGTATTATTTGTAAGGGAATGAGATCGACGTGTTTTTTTACCATAGTAGATGATAGATATTATTATCCTATCGGTACTCATAAGTTTATAAATTCTTTTAAACGCTTTCACCCTGATATTGATTTGATTGTCTTTAGACAAGATATGATTGATAAAGTATTTAAAGAGAAAGGAATAAACTTTTATAATGCTAAACCAACTTTTGCGAAATTACTTACCGACCAATATGAGAGAGTTATCAATATTGATGCCGATTATGTCATTTGTGGACGACTAACAGAGATATTAGATACTGAATGGGAAGTTGGAGCGGCGTGGAACTACAATTCTTATGAAAATATGAGTGTAGAGTCGGTTGATGAAAAATCGTACGTTCAAGCGGGTCTAGTGGGGTCATCAAAGCTAGAATTTTGGGATATTTGGGAAGAAGAAAACAAAAAAGCTATGGGTTATAAGTGTAAAGAGAATGATATTCTTAATTTAGTCTGGTACAACAATCCAAAAGTTAAAGAAATGAATCGTCTTATTTGGGATAAAGACAAAAACTATCTCGGATGTAAATCTTTGGGACAAGAAAGTAAGGTAAGAGTAGAAGATGACCGTCTAACACTTAACGGAGAAGAATTTAAAGCCTATCATTGGGCTAAGGGTGCTGTATTTCCTAAATTAGATTTTAGTAACTCAGATTTTAGATTAGAAGTTAAAGAATACTTAGAGTTTGTCTCCTCTTATGGTAAATCAATGAGACTAAGCACAATATGAAACCATATGTAATAATGAGTCCTGATTTTTCTTTAACAAGTGGTGGAATTCGTGTCATGTGGGGATTATTCGGCCACCTATTAGCCAAAGGTCAAGAAGTTTATATGAATAGACGACCGGAAGGAGATATAATCGCTATCTATCCTGAAATAGTACAAGGAAATCCAGCCCAAGCCAATACAGTTATTCGTTATATTCTTAACAAACCAGGTGTAATGGCTAGTAACGGAGTACCTGGTCCAACTCAATTTGACAAGAAAGACAAAATTATAGTCTTTAGTAAGTTATTTGATGTATGGGGAGTAGATAATAAAGACTTAATGTTCCTTCCTATAATAGATACTCATACATTCAAAGACCAACACAAACCAAGAACTAAGACAGCCTACTTCGTCGGTAAGGGTTACAACTCAGAATACCATCCAAAAGATGCTATTGAAATTACTCGTGAAATGTCAAGAAACCAGCAATGGTTAGCAGACGTGTTAAACGAGTGTCAAGAAATATACCAGTATGATCCAGTTAGTGCTATGAGTGAGATAGCTAGGCTTTGTGGGTGTAAGGTAAGAATGATAAATAACGTTTATTCAAAAGATGATTATAAGAACTATGAACCAGGAATGAACGGTATATCTTGGGGTTTAGAAGAAAACGTCCCATTAGATACCCAAGGTTTTACACTTCATTATAATAGTCTAAAAGCAGATTTCAGCCGTAAACTAGACAACTTTATAGAAGAAACCCAACACCCTAAGTTAAAAGTTATGCACCATCCAGTATGAAACACAAAAATAAAATCAAGATTTATGGACTTCAAAGTCACCAAACAAAAGAAAGAGTATCAGGTGTAGATTTTGCTCGTATTATCCAACCTCTTAAACACTTAAACGGATTTAAGTTAGATGGGGTTAAATTTGAAACCAGAGTCTATGATATTAACGATCCACCAGAAGAAGCTAATTGGAGTAATGTAGCCCAAGAATACGACATTATCTATCTTAACTACATAACTAACGATTGGGGATTCGCTCAAATGGGTTGTATGGCTCAAAAATATGGAACAAAAGTAGTGATGGACTTAGATGATGCTCTATGGGAAATATTACCAGATAATCCAGCTTATGAAGTCTATAAAAAAGGTTCACTAGCCCTGAGTAACTTATCTTGTATGTGTGACGCTGTTGATTATGTAACCACTACTAATCAATATCTTAAAAATGTAATTTGTAACAATACTAAGAAACGAGATGAAAATGTAAAAGTATTTCCTAACTATATAGACTTAGAACTCTATAATCACATCTCACCATTCAAAGACGAACTTAATATAACTTTACTCCACCACGGTTCATCTACTCATCATATTGATTTACAAAACAGAGAGTTCCAAAAAGGAATAGACCGGATAATGCAAGAATACCCAAATGTTAATATTCAGACAGTTGGTTCATTTATTCAAGAGTTTAGGAATAAGTATGGTAATAGATATAGTAATGGATTTGGTCACGTAGATATTTACCATTGGATAAAAGATAAGTTCCCAGATTTTATGGATAGAACTGACATTTTAATAGTTCCACTAGAAGACAGTATCTATACACGTTGTAAATCTAGTATTAAATATATTGAAACATCTAGTGCTAAGATACCCGGAGTTTATCAAGATATTCGCCAATATTCCGAGATTATTGAAGATGGTAAAAATGGATTCTTAGCTAAGACAGCAGATGAATGGTATGAAAAGATTAAAAAACTCATAGATGATAAAGAATTACGAAAGAGTATGGGTGAAGAAGCATACAAGACAACCAAAGAAAATTGGACTATAAATGAACACGTAGAGGATTACGCCAAATTCTTCTCAGGTATATTGACACCATCTAAATAAGATTGTTACAATTATATTGTTAATACAAAGGCAAGTCCTTTGTTCAAACTCCCAGATTTTTTCGTGGGAGTTTTTTTTATTGATTAAAAAACAAAATGGCTTTAAATTATTCAGGTGGAAACCTAAACGATTGGACAAAATTACAAAATGTTGGTGTTGGTTCTGTTGGTGGTGGACCAATGACTGGAAGTTGGGTAAACCAAGTATCTGCTGCTGAACCAGGACTAGACTATAGTAATGTTGATTACAATAATATCAATAGAATCAACAATATGTTGACTAATGAAAAGTTAAACTCTAATACCCCAACCCTCCCAACAGGACAACAATCAGGCGGTAGTTCAGTACCAAGTGGTAATTCTGGTAGTGGTATCCCATCAGTAGATATGAGTTTTTATCAAGGTTGGAACGATCCAAATGCTATTAGAATGGATTGGGAACAAACATGGCGTTCTAAAACTGGATCAGGTGGTTCAGGTGGTGGCGGTGTAGATGATATGACTAATAGAGTAAGAGGTGAAATTGAAAGTGGTTATTCTAACTATTTTAGTGAATTAGACAATATGATGAATAGTCTTACCGGTCAAAGGACTGGTCAAGAACAAATAGTTCAAAATCAATTTGGTCAAGGAGTAAGTGATTTAGATTTACAAAAATCTCAAGGTTTATCTAGCTTACAAGGTGAAAGAGAAAGTGCCGTTACCAATCAATCAAAAAATCTTAAAGACTTATCAGAAAATTTAAGAAATATGTTTATGGCTGGAAATGTCTATTTAGGTTCAAGAGGAGCAGGGGATAGCTCAGCTGCTAATCAATACTCATATGCTCTTACCAAACAAGGTAACAAAGCTCGTGGTGATGTTACTTCTCAAACAGCTTCTATACAAGCTGAAATCAATAAGAGAGAAACTGCTTTGGGTGAAACATACAATAACGCAGTTAATAATCTTAAAACTGAACGAGATAATAAAGTAATTGAAGTAGCTCAGTGGTTTGATAATGCTCAAAATCAAATCAGACAAGCTAAAGCTAGTGGACAGTTACAAAAGAGTACTGATTTAACTAACTTATCTAAAACACTACTTGAAAATGCTATTAATAGACTAAATACTATTGATACAGAAGCTAGAAGCAAACAATCAGCTCTACAAGAATGGGCTATGAATAATAGTAAGACAATCGGTGAACTTAAATCAAACCTTGCTAATGTATCTAACTATCAAGCTAATTTACCAACAGCTCAGCAGTTTAGTGGAACTCCAACAGTTGACTCAAGAGGTAACTTTAATCTAGCTAACCTACAAGGTTGGTCTACTGGTAATACTGAAGAAAAAAAGAATAGCTTATTTGGTTTTTAAGGAGACCTAAATGGCCAACTTAAAAGATTTATTGAATAAATTTAAGACAGTATTATTTAACGCAACCCAAGATGATGAAGGATTGGTTCGTAAAGGTAAATTTACTCCCGTACAACAAGTTAAACAGATGGGACAGAATTTACAAGGATGGGGTAATGTTGCTAAACAAGGTGTTCAAAATCAGATAGATATTCAAAAACGAGACTTTAATAAATATACTTGGCAACCACTTAAACAAAATCCAGTCTTAGCACCAACTCTCCAACGATTTGAAGATGCTATCCCAGCATTAGGACGTTCAGCAAAACAATTAATTCCATTTACTCCAAAACAAACTCCTCAACAAAATTGGCAAGATACTAAAAAGATTGCTAGTGCTGGATTAACTGCTTATGGATTGGCAAAAGCTCCATTATCTGCGATACTAGGTGGAGCAGTAATTAATCCATTAATTAAGATTGGAACTAATATATACGAGAATAAGCAAGGTCAAAAATCCAATGTGTCTGGTCAATCTATACAAGGAGTTCCTTCATTCGCCCAACAAAAATATTACCAACAAAAACCAATAACACAAGGTGTTGGTAACGCAGTTTTTGAAGGTGCTGGAACAGGTTTAGCCAATGCTGGAACAACTAGATTAACAAATAGTTTAGTTCAGCATTTTTCTACTTCTATTCCATTACTAAACAAACTAACAGAAAAATCTATATCTAGTAATTTACCAAACACTACTGATACTATCAGCCAAGCAACTAAAAAATTCTTTACAACTGCTGGTAAACGATTAATTAAAGCCGCTGTTATAGAAACTGCCGTTGAAACTCCAATTTGGGCTACTCTAACTCAAAGTGAAAAAGAAACTTATGTAGAAGCCTTACAAAGAGAGGCGGTAGAAAACTTGGTCATGAATGTAGGTATGGCTGGTGTTCAATCATTGGGTGATGTTAGTAAACTAACACCAATAGTTAAACAGTCTATTAACAAAGCTGCTGATGATTATTGGAAAAAAACCAGTAGTCCAGAAAATATAAAGAAACAAGGTGGTTATATTGACTTTATGGGAAATACCGTAGACGGAACAGACAGAACTAATCGGTTTAACAATTTAGTAGATACTTACTACAAACCAAATGCTACTGTACAAGAAAAAGTTGATGCTTATGCTGAAATTAGACGATTAGCAGGAGATGTACTTAGTAAAGAAAAAATTAAACAATTAACTAATATAGAAACTAATAAAGATCCAGAGAACTTAATAATGGCTTTGAGTGATGTAATAAACAAAGATATTAAAACTAATAGAGGTTATAAAGAACCTTTTACTTTAAGAAACTTTTTAGCAAACAAAGAACTACAACGTGGTGGAATGGATTTAACTGATAAAACTAAACCATTTCCACAAACACCATCTAGAGGAGTAATACCAGAAGTAAAACCTATTAAAATTACAGAACCATTTATAGACAAAAGTGGAGAGTTACAATTTCCAGGTATCAAAACTAAAAACAAAGGTATTGAGATGACAAGTGAAGAAACACAAACTGCTGCTGATTTCTCATCTTTTAAAGCAGAAGAAGATCCAAAAGTATTTAAGAAAATATTTGCTGATTGGATAGGTAAAAGAGAAAGTTCTAAGACTAAAGCTACTGTTGAAGCCAGTAAATTTTCTAATGTACCAGGTAACCCAGAAGATATTATTAAATCGGTTGAAGGTGGAAATATAAAACTAAGTCCAGAACAACAAACATATAGTACAGAACTTCGTAAAACATACGATAAACTCTTTGAAGAAGCTAAAAAAGAGGGTGTAGATATGAATTATCTTGAAAACTATTTAACTCATATTTGGGATAAACCAATTACTCAAGTAGCACAAGAATATAAGAATGCTAAACAGACTTTTGGATTTGCTGGTAATCGTTCTCTGCCTACTTATGAAGAAGGTATTAAAATGGGACTAGTACCAAAATATAACAATACTGCTCAAATACTTGAAGATTATACTCGTAGATTAAATGAAACCTTTGCCAATATAGAACTATTTAAAAACCTCAAAAAAGAGGGATTAATAGTTAGTGGAAATAAAGTATCTAATAGTCCAGATTTTGCCCCGATAAATGCTCCTGGTTTTCCTAGAGCCAGAGCAACTATTGGAGATCAACAAACAGTTATAAGTAACTGGTATGCACCAAAGAATGTAGCTAATCAAATTAATAGAATATTTACTCCTCAAGACTATGGAATGCTTGGAAAAGTTGCTGAAACTGGAGCTAAAGTTAGTGGTGCTATCCAAGATATAACTCTATCAGGTGGACTTCCTAAAACACCATTAAATGCTTGGTCTGTAGCTCAAGTAACTAAAGAAGTATTAAGTGGTCGTATTATATCTCCATTTAAAAACCTATTTAGGTCATTAAGTACCAATGCTTCTAATAAATTCTTTGAAGAAAACGCTGGACAGATAATTAAAATGCAAGAAAGAAATATCCCTTTGCAAACTACATTCGAAACTAAAAACTTAATCAATCAAAGTACAGCTAAAAAACTATTTGGAGATTCAGTTGGTAGTGCATGGAATAAAGTAATGAATGAGCCTACATTTAAACTATTTATGCCTCAATTACAGATTAGTCTATTTAACGACATTGAAGCCAAGTTAATTAGTAAGGGAATTGATCAAAAACAAGCAGCTGATACTGCAGCACAGGCAGTTAAGAACTTTTATGGCATTGTTGGTAGCGATGTATTGGCTAGTAGAAATAAACTTGGTAAAGATTTAACTCAAACTGTTTTATTTGCTCCACGATATAGGGAGTCAATGATTAATTTTTGGGCTAACAATATAAAGGCTCTTAAAAATCCTTTTTCAGCAGAGAATATAACAAATACTAAATTCAGTATTGGAGCAATAATGACGTTTATAGCTATGAATGCCGTGAATAAAGCTAATACTGGTAAAAATATGTGGGAAAATCCAGAAGGTAAAGAAGATAAGATGTTAATCAAGACTCAGGATGGATATATTGGTGTACCTTTCCTTTCATCTATCGCTACTATTCCCAGACTTACTATTAAGACTGGAAAACATTTAATATCTGGGAATTTACCAGAAACAGTTAATGATATGAAGTCTCTCCTATCATCGGGAGTTAGACCAGTAGTTGATATTTTCACTAATGAAGATTACTTTGGGGGTGAAATATATGATCCAGACTCCACTAATAAATGGGGAGATATTGGACTCTACTTAGCAGGACAATATAACCATCCTTATATAAGAGAAATAATGAATGTCGCTGGTCAAAGTTTATCACCAGAAGTTAAAAAGAAATTAGGTCTTAACAAACAATCAGTACCAGCTTATCAAACATTCTCTAAGGCATTAGAATTACCTTTTAGATTCTATAATAATAAGGTTGGTAGAGATGCCTTATCTAGTGCTTATTATTATGAAAGTAAAGACGAAGCCCTAAAAGAACTCAACAGCAAAGAAAAACAAATCTACACCACACTAGAACAAACTAGACCAGACGATATATCAGCTAGTGCTGATATTCAAATGGATATGGCTGAGGCTCTTACTTTACTGGCTAATCCTAGTGTATTAAGAACTAAAGCAAAAACAGCTATTGATACCGCTGCTAAGACAGGAGAAACACTTGATCCTTTCTACACTCTTACTCCAGAGCAACAACAGACAGTATTAAGACTTAAAACTTTCTATCCAGGTGATAAAGAGAAATCTAATATAACTAATGAGAATATTGATTGGCTTAAACCTTATTGGACAGCAAGAAGTGCTTATTTTGATGAATTAGAGAGTAAAGGAATTATTCAACCACAAGAAGAAAGTGAGGAATACGCCAGTCCAGAAATGCAAAAGAAATTAGATTATTACTATACTTTGCCTTACGGTACTGGTGCTAGAACACAATATATCAATGCAAATCCAGACTTAGTTGAATACTGGGATAAAAAGAGAGCTATTACTAATGAAAAGAGAGCAGAACTAGGACTTACTCAACAAGAAGGATTTACCAAATATGCTAAGAAACCTAAAAAAGTATCTATATCTGCAAGTAAATCAATTCCTAAAATAAGTATTGCCAAATCATCTGCTCCTAAAGTTTCTAATATTAAAATATCTGCTCCACCTGTCAAATCAAAGTCTACTAAAGGTGGAACAAAGATTACTCAGGTTTATAAAGCACCTAAACTAAAAACCATTAAGATACAGGGGTTGTCTGCTGGTGTTAAATTAGTTTAGTGATATAATTTATTAGTTAATATTGCTGACTGGCAATTCAGACCGCTGATTTTGGCGGTCTTTTTTTATGAAAATTATAAATACACTATCAGATGCTATTGATTACATAAATGTCCTTTATGAGGGAGATTCAACTTCTCCTAGTGATGGAGATGAAGATTACGAAGTTTGGCAAAAACTCTTAAATATTGCTATTTCTATTTGGGAAAGAGAAGAAGGAGTTTTATGGAAAGAATTGTTTACTACCCTATCCGCTGCTACTGATGGAGATAAAACTATAGCTGCTAGTGATTGGGATTATAATTGTCCTACTGACTTTGTTTTTCCTGTTGGATATGTAAGAGTAGTTGGAAATAAGACATCTGTCTTTTCAGTTGTCCAACCACAAGATGTTCAATTATTAGATTCATCTAAGGGTAACTGGTGTTACTTTACTGGAAACTCATCTACTGGATTTGATTTACATTTTAATCCAAGTGTTTCACTTGAAACTGGAGCAACGATTAAATACGAATACTATAAAACTGCTTCACAAGTAACGAGTGCTTCTAGTGTTTTTGAAATGGCTGATCCAATGTTTGCTGTCTATTATGTTTTAGGAGAACTCAAAAAAGATGAAGGAGATACAAGCGGATTTAATATTGCTACTCAAAAGTTAGAATCTATGAAAGTTCTTAATGATATGACAGGTTGGTATCAAAACGATACTGTTGATAATCCTGTTCAAGATGGATTCAATACATGAAATTCACAACTAATAAATCACAATCAAGAAATGTCCTACTCACCATAGACAAATTTAATGGTGGAAGTAATAAATTACTTGATGAAGCTAGAATGGGAAAACAGTATGCGGTTGAGTCAACTAACCAGATGCAAGACCAAGACGGTATATGGAAAACTAAATGGGGTTCAAGAGAATATGGAGCAGAGTACCCCTTAAATCCCGATGGAGCAAAAGAATTTGTTAAAAGTGATGGCACTACCGAGCTAGTCGTCATCTCTAATGGTAAGGCTTATAAAAGCACAGATGGTGGAACTATTAACGAAATAACCGGGGCTACTTTTACAGTCGGACTACAATGTTACTTCTTACAGATTGGGGGTTACTTATATATAGCGAATGGAACTGATAATTTGGCTCGTTATGACGGTTCGGTCTTGACTACTTATACAGAAATAAACGCTCCTACTAATTTAACCGCAAGTTTAGTGGCTAGTGGGCTTTCTAGTGGAGTTTATCCTCTATACGCAGAAGTTACAGCCCTTAATGAAATAGGTGAAACCGTGGGTTCTACGGAGGCCTCTATTACCGTCAATAAACTCCGTGATAATTGGACTTCTACTACTGATAAGGTGGTTTGGTCGTGGACGGCTGTTGGTGGGGCTTTAAGGTACCAAATTTACTTATCTGATGAAAGTGGAGACGAAGTTTTACTGGGTTCGTCTACTACAACTAACTTTACAGATGACGGAAGTTTAACTTTAAACGAATATGTAGTTGCTCCTGAGTCCAATACTACTGGCGCTCCTAAATTTATATCAATGTGTGTTTCAGAAAACCGTATTTGGGCGACTAATAACAATGATTCAAAATATACAGTTTATTTTTCAGGTACAGGACAATACTTGGGTAACTTTTCAGATTTCTATGGTGGTGGGTGGATAAACCTTGAAAAAGGTGGACGTGAAATGCCTACGGCTGTGGTTCATTATCAAAGTGGTCAAGGTGAAGGACGACCTACAGTTTTGTGTCGTACACCTGACGGTAGGGGTGCTGTTTGGCAGTTGACTATCTCTACGGCTACTGTTGGAGATACCTCATTCTCAGTTCCTAGTGCTACTAAAGTTGTTGGTTCATTTGGTACAGAGTCCGTCTTGGGAACAGTTGGAACTCAAAATGATATTGCTTTTCCCAATCGTAAAGGTTGGTTTTCACTTGGTCCAGAAAGACAATATATCGGTGTACTTCGTACTAGGGAAAACTCATCTATTATTCGTCCATACTGGCGTAACTTAATCTCTAATAAAATATCAGGTATTTGTTCATACTTCTATGATGCTAAGGTGTTTATATCTGTGCCTACTTCTACAATAGGAAATGACCGAATGATTATTTATGATACAGAACGAAACAACTGGACTGTTGATTGGACAAATGGTGCTAGACAATTCTTAGACTATACCGATACAAGTGGCAATACTCACTTCTTATATATTCCGACAACTGGAACTAAACTCATTGAATTAAGTGAAAATGTCGGTGATGACTTAGGGATTCCTTTTAATCAATCTTATATCTCTCCTCTATTATCGGTATCGGGGGATAAAACAGATGTCTTCTCTCTAAGAGAAGCGATAGTAGAACTTGGACGACCAAGAGGAACGATTAACTTTCAATTATTAGGTATCGGAAAAGATAATTCATTTGTTTCCCTCGGAGCGACGACAATCACTAACTTTGGTTCTAATACTGGAGTTGGGACAGATTTTGCTGGAGAACTTATGGCTGGTGAAACTAATTCAAGTGTTAGTGGTGGAGCTGATAATTGGGTTATCTATTTACTAGACGCTCCATCAACCTATGCTCAATCAACTATTAGACGAGGAATTAAGAAAAAAGCTCGTGTTTATGCCTTACAATTCAAAGTCTATTCTACATCAGCAGATACTAATTATTCATTACTATCTCTACAAGCAAGAGGTTCTGTCATCAAAAGGCGAATGCCAAGCTCCTGGACTTCTTGATATAATTATTAATATAAACTATGGCGGCAAATACAGACAAATTAAAAAAATTGGCTAGAAAATGGGTAGCCCAAATCGGAAGTGGTGGGGTATCTGATGAAACAGCTACAACTATTCCACTTTCAACTACTACTAATTTACCAACCGATACGGCAGTAGTGGCGACTATTGACCGAGTTGACGCTAATGGAACTAAAACGGCTTCATTAGAAGAAACTGTTATTGGTGTTGTTAGTGGTTCGAACCTTATAAACTGTTTACGAGGACAAGAGGGAACAGCCCAAGCTCATTCTGCTGGTGCGGTAGTTGAAATCTTAGTTACTGCTAAAGGTTGGAACGATATTGTCGATCATTTACTCGTTCAACATACACAACTTGGAGTTCATACTTCAGATTTAGTTACTTCTTTAAAATGTACTGGTAGTGAGATAGCATCCAGTGCTACTAATGATTTAAAAATTGTTACCCCTAAAGCATTAGCAGATAGTGATGTAGCTTTTTTAACTGATATTTCAGTAACTGCAGACTCTACTACTACATTTACTAATAAAAGAATAACTAAAAGGGTTGTTACTACTACTGATGATGCAACTGCCGAAATAAATTGTGATACGACTGATGAGTATCAATTATCTGCCGTTGCCAATGCCACAACTTTTACTGTTACAGGGACTCCCACTGATGGTCAGAAACTTTTAATAAGATACAAAGATGCTGGTGTTGCAAAAGATCTTACTTTTACAGGATTTACAGCTTTAGGTTCAACTATCCCAACTACAACTACAGCAGGAAAATGGGGATATGTAGGTGCAAGTTATAATTTAGCTGCGACAACTTGGCATATAATCGCAGTCGCTACCGAAGCATAGTATGGCATTAGCAGTTAAATTATTAGTAGTCGGCGGTGGAGGTGGCGGTGCTAAATGGGGTGGAGGTGGCGGTGCTGGTGGTTATAGATATAATGCTGCTTTTACTGTTACTCCTCAAACATATACCGTTACTGTCGGAACTGGTGGTGCTGCTGGAACAACAAATAAAGGTGGTAAAGGTAATGATTCTGTTTTTGATACGATTACGGCGACTGGAGGAGGTTATGGAGGTTCAGGAGAAGATGATTCTGGTGGTGGTGCTGGAGGTTCAGGAGGTGGAGCTATCGTAAATGGTGGTGGAGCTGGAAATACTCCAAGTACAAGTCCATCTCAAGGTAATAATGGTGCTAATGGAAATATTGTAGGTGAACCATCTGCCGGAGGTGGTGGAGGATCGGCTGCTGCTGGTGCTGCTGGTACAAACGGTGTTGGTGGAAATGGAGGTGCTGGTACATCAAATTCTATAAGTGGTTCTGCTTTATATTATTCTGGTGGAGGCGGAGGTGCTGTTGGAAATGATGGAACAACTCCTGGTACTGGTGGTTCAGGTGTAGGTGGTAATAGTGGATATCGTACAACTGGTGCTGCTGGTATGGATGGACGTGGTGGTGGTGGTGGAGGTGGTGGAAGATATGGTGGAGTTTCTTATAATGGAGCAAAAGGTGGAGATGGAACAGTGATAATTTCTTACTTAACAGCTGATTTTTCAGCTTATTTAGCTACTGGTGGTACTAAAACTGTTGTAGGTTCTGAAACTATACATACTTTTACATCATCTAGTACTTGGAAATTAGAACCTAAATCATCAAATTTTTTTAATTTTTTCTAACTATGAATAAAAAATGTGGAGGTAAAAAGAAATGAAAGACGAAACCTCAATCGCTCTACTAAAAAAAGACATCAATTACTTAAAAGATGGTATTGATGATATTAAAACTAAACTAGGATGTATGGGTACAGAATATGTTTCTAAAATAGAGTTTGACTTAACTAAGAAAGAACAGGATAAACGTGTCGGACAAATGGAGAAACTAATTTATAGCGCCATAGGTTTAGCAGTTATCACCCTAGGAAAGGCTTTGCTTGACTTAGTTGTTACTGTTAAAGCTACACAATGAAATCAATACAAGTGTTCTTATTAATCTTAATTTTGGCGACATTAGTTCTTGTAGGGTACATTATCTATCTTATGTCTACTGGTTCTTATATCTCTCCGTTATGTATTAGTGGGGCATTATTAAATTTGGGAATAGGACAAAGTTAGAGTGTTATAATAACATTATGAAACTAAACGATTTTGTAAATAAGAATAACGGTAAATACATTGACTACGATAAGAAATTTGGTCCACAATGTGTAGACCTTATGAGACAGTATTGTGTAGATGTTTTAGGGATAGACGGTTATACTCTCCCACCGACAGATTATGCCAAAAATATATTTAAAAGATTTCCTCTATTAGGAACAGATAAATTTACTAAGATTAAGAACACCCCCAATAATTATCCCGAACCAGGCGACATAATTTTTTGGGACTGGAAATGGCCTGTTACTGGATATGCCGGACACGTTGCTATTTGTACTGGTGCGAATGTAAATAAATTTATTTCCTTTGATCAAAACTATCCTTCTAAGTCTCCTTGCCGATACTACAATCACGATTATCGTGGAGTATTAGGTTGGTTGAGGTTTAGAAAGTAGTTGAAGTTAGGGCAACAGTTATAAATTAAGCAAATTAGCAGACTAATAAAAACTCTGCTAAATAAAATAATGTCAAAGAAATTCTCTCTTAATCAAGAAGATGTCCAAAAGTGGGCTAAGAATACTTTAATCTTTTTAGCACCAGCACTTATTATTTTCCTCACCGCTATTTCTAATGGAGTTCCTGTCAAACAGGCTCTCTATTCTCTCTACCTATGGAGTCTTAATGTTGTTATAGATATTCTTAAAAAATACGTTCAAGAAAGATAAATAAAAAAAAGACTCGCTTAAAATCTGGGGAGATGGTTACTTTTGATGTAACAATAAGCAAGTCTATAATATAGTTTATCATAAACCGCATTAATTTGCGGTAATTAAAATAATGACTAATAAAAACATATACGAATTAGTTAAGTGTCTTGCTTTACTCATCTCTGTATTAGTTGTTTGTTATCTACTCCGTGGGAACTGAGAGGTCATACAAACAAGTAAAAAAAGAACTCCGAAAAGAGTTAAATTTAAGCTCCAAAGACAAAAGAATAAATTTCCACCATATTGTGGAACGCCGAGATAAGAAAGAGGGTAGATTACCAGACGGATTTCCTATAAATAGCAGGCAAAACATTGTTCCACTCTATATTCAAACTCACGAACACTTACACTTCTTAGATGATAATTACTTTCATAATGATATTCAGACACGAGTTTACCTATCAAATATGGCTTTTAATGAAGAATTAGACCTAGTACCAGATAGGATGTTTAGAAGTAATCCTAGTGTGTTAAAATAGATAACTTTACTGGGTCAAGATTAATTTTTTGGCTCAGTATTTTTTTAGAAAGGGAGTGACTTAGGTTTGCCATAGATAATAGTTTCCAATTCTTTCTTCGTTTCTTCTTTATCTGGCTTTATCATAGTAGACATCATAATTAACTGACTATACCACTCCTTACCTCTCTTCTTTTGTATCCAATCTGAGAACAATGTAGGAGTTTGATGAGCTGAAAACTTACTACTAAACTGGTGGCACTTGGCACACAAACATACTCCATTATTTACGTTCCACCTAACCCCAAAGTTTCTACGTCCTATTACGTGATGAGAATTTAAGTATTCAGTTGACCCACAGTATTCACATCTCTCTTTGGCGAGTAATTTAACTGCTTTACTCCATAACGAGTCTAGGAGCTTATTAAGAGGGTTCTTTTTACGTTTCTTTTTATTAACTATCTTCCCTTTACACTTAGGCTTTACGTTCTTATAGACGTTATATATCTGGTCAAAGATAGCCTTAGACTGATTTACTTTTCTTCGCATACTTTTTCTTTACATCTTTTACAATATAAATACTTGTGAATATATTTTTTCCCTCGGTTATCAAACATTGGACTAATAGTAAAATTAATAGCAGAGTCTAATAAATAACTCCAAGAAATATGCTTGGTTGCTCTATGTCCAAATATTTTACAGAGTATATTCATTTCGTCTCCTTCTCATAGTTTTTCATATATCTTCTAACTTGTCCCGTTGCTCTATTATTCCTTCTGGCTCTAAATTCTACTCTTTTATTAACTATTCTAAAATCCATTTCGTGAACTAGCCCACAATCACAACAAGATAATTTATAACCTTTCATTATTGGCATTACCCACTCATTTGCCTCTGGTTCGTCATATTTCATATTTTTTAGCGTTACTAAATCTATGACCCATATTCCATTTCTTTGTTAAACCAACATCAAACCATCTTATATGAAGTCTTTGAGTAGTTATCCTTTTTAGATCAGAATAATATTGTTTACTAAATTCTGTATATTTTTCATTACTAGAGATATATGGGAGAGGTTTAAATTTTTCCTTAATACCAACCTTTTCATCTCTTACTATATTATTTTTTCTAACATATTCAGGAAAGGTTAGTTTTTTCTTTTCTTCGTCTGTTATCAAACTTTCTTCTTCTTCATAAGGATTAGTAACTTTGGCTCTATCTACTTCTTTAAAAGGATTTTCTACCTTATGTTTTCTAACTAAATCACAAGGATCTATTTTTGTCATACTCTTTACTAAAAATTAATTCAAGTTCTTGTAAAGAATCAGCGTAATTTGGTGAAGTTTGTCTATTTACTCTACCTAATTCATTAAAGATGAGTTGATATAAGATAGCCATTTGGTTTTTAGTTAGTTTCATAAGTTTGTTTTTCAGGATTCCAAACTGGTAATTTTCCTGCTATATAAGAAAAACCCTTTTCCTTTGATAATTCATGGCGCTTTTCCTTAACTTTTGGAGTGGGTTGAATAAGGTTTTTACCTAATAATAGGTCACTTCTTTGTAGCGCTTGCCTACAACGTCTAATTGATTCCGGACTTGGTGCTTTCATAAAATCTTCTTCGGTAATAATATCATCAACGCTATATCCATTCATTCTAGTTTTAATTAGTCCTAGTTCAGTCCAAATTTTCCAGATCAATTTCTTATCACTATCTCTGGTTTCTGGTTTTGTTAAGAGAATATTTTGTATTGTATCTTTCAAGGTTTTCATTTCTTTTTAGGTAATCGCAAATAACTTGGAACATCAATTAAACGTATCCCATACTTAGCTCCATTACGTAGATGATACACAGGTAATCTTTTCTTTTGTATCCACTCATTTAGAGTCCTCATAGGGATACCAGTAATATCGTGTATCTCTTGTCTGGTTAAGAGTTTATCTAGTTCTTTTTGTAGTTTATAAATCATTTTTTTTAGGAAATAAATCTAATTTAAAATTCTTTTTTATCCATCTAAACAAACTACTTATTTGACCAAATCTATCATAATGAATAAAATTTGATAATTCATCTGGTCGGATTGATATTTCTGTTTTGAATAATGTTTTTTTTATTTTCATAATTATATAAATCTTGGTGGATGATTATTCTAATTTTCCCTTAACCCAATCAATAATCTTTTCCATCTTAGTTTTGTAGAATTGTTCAAATTCTCCCTGTTTACCTTCTTGTTCCCAAAGTACAAATAAACAACCTCTTAATCTTTGACTAGATGTCTTAGTTTCTGTTTCACCTTTTACTTCTATCAGATCGGCTTTCTCTGATAATGGTTCAAATAGGGTTTTACAATCCATATTTTGTAACTCCATAAAAGCCACTTTTTCCTCTGCTGTTAGTTCAGGTGTTGAAAGTGTCAAACCTAAACTTCCATCTACTCTGGCTCTTATACCAGTAATAATTGAGTGACATTGTATTTTTTTCATTATTTGTTTTTAAATTCTGTAATAAAGTGTCTATTTTCTGGCAACCAACATCTATTAGTACAATATGGTTTTCCTTGTTTACTAATAGCAATCTTTGCTCCACAGTTTTGGCAAGTAGATTTGTTAAACTCATTATCGACATCAGTTGGAGACTTTGACATATCAATAGGTTCTCTTACTACTTCATCAGTATTTGATTGTTTAAGAGGACTTGGTGAGGTGTAGGTAGTCTTGTTAATCTCGTCCATACTAGCTATTGAGTCAATAACACCAATACCCATTAATGCTAATGCTCGGCCTACTGCTGAGGTTTCAGCATTTTCAGTAGCCGAAGTTTTATTGACGAAACTTGTAGTATCAGAAAATGAGGCTTGAGAGTGTCCGGTAAATATTCTTAGTGGTCTATCTACATCAGGACATACAGTAGCTTTAAAATATTCTTTACCGTCTACATTAAGTCTTTCAGTTATGATTGAACCGTTTTTATAAGTATCATTGAAAAATTTAACCCTCTCTTTGACTTCAACATATTCTTTACCTTTAAAATTGATTGCTTTATCTTTTAATGTTTTATCCATTAGTTTTTATATAAATTAATAAGTTCTTCTAACATTTCAATTACCGTTTTAGGAGACATGTTACTTTCTAAAATAATGGTATCTAATTGTTTTTTTAGTTTCCATTTTAATTTGTATTCTTTTATTGAGTTCATAGTTAGTATTGGTTATCATCTAAATCTTCTGAATCATCAAAAATACTTTTACCACCTTGTCTTTCATTTTCAAAAGCATTTTCTTCATCTTCTGTCATATCAGGGATTTCTCTAAGTTTTTCTTCTTCTAATAATTTAGTTTCTTCAATATCTTTTAACATACTTTCATTAAAGTCTCTTTCAATGGTATCTTTTTGATCTTGTGTCATTTTGTTTGTTTAATTTAGTAATAAGTGAATATAGCATTATGGTTAGTCAGTGTCAACAAGTAAGTAGATAACTTGATATATTTCATCATACTTTATTTTAGTTTTAGAAATAGTATAGTGATAGTATGAGACAACAAATAAGAGTTAAAAATTTCAAGTCCAGCAATAAGTCCAAGGTGTTGTCTCATAACTCTGCCTTGGGCTTTTTATTGGATTGGAGGTTTTAGTGAAACAAAGGAAGGTATACACTAAAATATGGAAAGACGATTGGTTTTACGATTTAAGCCAAAATGCTAGATTAATTTTTCTCTATTTATTAACTAACGAAAGTATTGGTTTTAGTGGTTGTTATGAAATTTCTGATAGACAGATATTATTCGATACTAAGGTAAAGGAATTAGATAAAGTAAAGAAAGAGTTATTTCCTAAGGTTGTTTTTTCTAATGGGTGGGTTTATGTAGTCAATGCTCAGGGATATAACAATTTTGTTGGAGAGAGTTTTGAGAAGGCTATTAGTAAAGAAATGGCTTTAATTCCTGATAGTATAAAAAATACCTTAATTAACGTAAAAGAGTACCCCACCCCAGAGGTTACGGTGGGGTATAGTGGGGGTACTAATAGTACATGTAATAGTAATAATAATAGTAAATATAATAAGATAGAGGATTTAAAGGAGGAAGATTTTGAAGACATATCAGAAAAATACCAAGTGCCAGTTAGTTTTGTTAGAAGTAAATTAGACGACCTAATTAATTGGCACGAAAAGAATCCCCAAAAGAATTATTATAAAAACTATCTCTCCGGCCTTAGGGATTGGGTTAAGAGAGACTCATTAAAAATTAAACAAGACTATGGAAAACAAAGTAACGAAGTATCAATCTAATTTAGAAGTTAAACAACCAGAAATAATTGATATAGACAGAAGTGAATGGAGTTCTCACAAATGTTGGAGAGTGGATATTAGTTATAGTCACCACGTTTGGATAACACCAGAAGAAAAAGAATATTTCTTACTAGAATTAGCAAAAGGTAAAAAAATTATCAGAGTTGGAAACATGATTTTGACCAATAGATTTCTAGCTATTACCAAAGTTAATTAATCATCCCTATTGACACTCACTAACCATAGTGGTAGACTATTTACAGTTGAGACAGCAGAACAACTTTAAACAATAGCTGAACCCTTAGGAAGCAGAACCCTAAGTTAAAAGATTCTCAAAGCAGGGAAACGTACATTTAACAACCTAGACTATCGGACAGAGGATAAGAGTGAGGTTAACTGCCAAAGCCCCATTCCTCTTTCTGGTAGTCTAGGAGAAACATTAACAATTTAGAGGATTAAATGTAGGAGAAACTTGGTGTAGGAGTTCGCTACTCTGTTGGTGGTTCGATTCCACATTCTCCTACATCTAGTCCTCTAAAAACAAAACTATGAAAAACAAAATAGAAATCAAAAACTTACTCGATCAAAGATATAAAAGAAACCAAGACTTTCAAAGATGGTTTAACAAATATACTTTGGCTGCCTTAGTAGATGGAATTATATTAGGCTCTTTATTTGGATTATTCATTGCCGACAATCCTTATAAACAAGTAAAATTAGACTCACCAAATGACGGTAAATCAATGATTGAAGTAAAAGCGGTAGAAGTGACTAGTAATGAAGTTCCTTGCGATTACGACCCTATAACGTATTTAAGATGTAAGGGTACTCAATTAGGAATTAAAGATACCGAAATCACCAAAATTATTGCGACAATGAAATGTGAATCAGGTTTAAGACCGGACGCATTAAATAAAAACTCCAATGGAACTTTTGACGTAGGAATCGGACAAATAAACGATGTACATTCTAAAAGAATTAGCCGTCAAGATAGAATGGACTTTGTTAAAAACATAGATTTTATTTACACACTTTATCAAGAACAAGGCCTAAATCCTTGGGTTTGTGCTAGAAAACTTGGATATATTAAATAAAAATGTTACAATATATAAGAATGAAATTATATAATATAAAGAATCATAACGGATATAAGATAGATAAGGTTGGAAATATATATACAACTAAATATCCAAAAGGTAAGACTAGAAAATTAAAAACTATGGTGAGAGGTGGTTATTTAAGAGTAAACCTAAACGATAACGGTTATTCTAAATATTATTCTATACACAGAATAATGGCTGAAAACTTTTTACAAAATTTAAATAATTACACTTCTGTTAATCACAAAAATGGAATAAAAAATGATAACCGGTTGTCTAATCTTGAATGGTGTACTCCATCACAAAATATTAAACATTCTTATACTAATAAATTGAGGAAAAAATTTACAGGAAAAGAACAATTTATGGATAATTTTTTTAAAGGTGCTAGAAAATTGGGAATATCAAGGAGAAAACTAACTAATAATAAAGTTATCTACATTAGAGAAAATTATAAAAATAATAGCATTTATAGTCTAAGTAAAAAATTTAAAGTTAATGCGTGGGTTATTAAAAATATAATTTCTGGCAAGACATATAAAGAAGTCTGTACTAACGGAATGGTTAATTGTAATTAAAAATTAATACATAACTAAAAATGAAAAACCAAACTATAAATAAAGAAAAGAGAATAAAACAAATATTAAAAGAGTTTAATCTTTATTTTAATATTCTTAATATATCTAAAGACTACCGTAGGCCAATATTAATTTCTCTTGAATTAAGACTAAAAGAAATGCATGATATGGGAGTTATAGATAAAATTAATAAATTAAAGGAGTCAAAATGAAACAACCAAAACTAAAGATAGGAGATTTAGTAAAAGTAATAAATAAAGATGAAAACTTTTATGGTCAAACAGGAAATATCGCTGATATAAAACAAGATAAATTATTCCAAATAAAAGTTGAATTTAATGAAAATGATTTTGATTGGTTTTTTAAATCATCACTCCAACTAATCCCTAATACTAAATCAAAGATAGAAGTTAAAGAATATCTTAAATTAAGAGATATTACTACTGAATGGTGGAATCATCTGTCTGGGGAAGAAAGAACATTAAAATTAATTGACTTATATAAAAATAGATTAGCCAAACTCTCTCCAGAAGAAGAAAGTCAAAGACTTATGACAGAACAAGTAATTAAAGAGTGTAAAAAAGGTGTTCCATGTGTGATGTGTAAGTTTTATGGAAAAGATGAGTGTCCAAAAGAAGTTAAACCTAAAAAACAATTGCCAGAAAAAATAGATACTGAAAAACTTTTTAGATGTTTTGGTAGAGAAAGAATAATTATTGAAAAGTTTAATCAATTATTAGATTACTTAAAGGAGACCAAATGAAACCAAGTAAAAAACAACTAGATGAAGCTTCTAAGTATGTTAAGAAGAACTTTGGCGATGTTATTAAAAGAATAGCAGAAGATGAGGATAGAGAAGATAAACCAGTAGAATGTGTTTTAAATGAAAAACCCTCTACGGGTAAACACCTATGTGAACACTCTTGGAAAACTGTTGAAGACCAAACATTTTGTGTTTATTGTGGCAAAGATAAACCCACTAAACACCTAGATAAAGATAAGATAAAAGACGGAGATGGTTTTGAATTATATGGAATACCATTATTTGCTAAAAAAGGTATACCTAAAAATGAAATATGGGTAATGGACGGTTTAACTCTAAAACAAAAAATAAAGATTAATTCTAAACACCTAGATACATTAGTAGTGCCAACAAAATTAGAATTTAATTATGATGGAGTACTTGGATATGAAGCTACTACATTACACGATATTTGGAAAAAACAATGTGAAATTATTGATTACCTTATTAGTTTACAAAAGGAAAAGTAAGAATATGATTATAATTTATATTATTGGAATAATTTGTGGAATTATAAACACAGTAACCCATTTTAAAGATAAAACACCAGCTTGGTCTATATTTTGGTTTGCTCTTACTATATTAATTATTTATGGAATGAAAATCTAAAATAACTAAATGCCAAAAACCATTAAACCAACTATGAAAAAACAAATAACAAAAGCAGTCTACCCAATTATTATTGGAAAAGACAGGTATACAACTATTGAATTACCTACAGACTTAACAGTTAAAGAAGCTGAAAGAATTTGTAGAATAATTATGGCATTAGCTATTCCAAACCAACTATGAAATGCTTTTATTGTAAAAAAGAGTTTGAGGTAGATAAAGGTTATCCAATTTCTAAACTTCCAAAAGTAAAGATTGGAGAAGATAATTTTATTTGTTGTCCTAAATGTGAGTTTGAAAAAATTGGTAAACCAACTATGAATATAAAAGACTTAGATAAAGCAATAATAAAAGAATTTTTAGAAGAAGGTACTAAAAATGGTTGTGGTGATTTATCAATTATGATATCAACTTTAAAACACCTCCTCTCTCAATCCAACCAAGAGATAGTAAAAGAAATATTAGATAGAGTAGATAAAGAAGTGATAGGAGCAGACGAAGACCCAAACAAAGTTTTATATGAACTCCCACCAATTCATAGAAATAACTTTAGAGAAGAACAACGACAAAAACTAACCCAACTTAGACAATCTAATAAACTATGAAAAACTTAAAAAAAGAACCAAACAAATCAAAATTTGAAGATGAATTTATCTCTTGGTTATCAATTCCTGAAATAGATTTAATATGGAATTGGATACAAGAAAACTATGTCCCTAAAGATAAAGTAAGAGGGTTAAAGATGAAGAAAAGAGGAAAAACTAAGTTCTCATGTCAAATGAATACTTGGGATTATAAACCTGAAAATGAACTTATAGATAAATTTAATAATTCAATAGATGAGGTTTTAAAATGAACTACTCAATGTGGTATTCCATTTTGGTAATACTTAATTTTTTACTATATGTCTTTACTAAAGATATAGGTTTTTTAATTAGTATGTGGGGTTCAGTAATTATGAGTTGTTTAACTAGAAAACTATGAATGAAAAAATATATAACGCTTTCTGTACTTTCTGTGGCTCATTATTTTTTATGGGAATCATACTAGTAGGGAGTATGGTACATAACTAATATGATATTTCACTATCCAAAAGAAAATCAAGCAATTTGTGGAAGAAAGGCTGATAAACAATACTTAACCGAAGATTGGAGTATGGTAGACTGTAAAATATGTCTATCTCACAAAAACAAACCAAGTGAAGATAGTATTAAAAAATTAGGTAAAGGAAAATACGCATGAAACTAGATAAACCAACATCTTTTGAAATTGGTGGAGTAAAGATAAATATTGAGTATACAGATAAGTTATTCCAAGACCATGATGCTGTAGGTCAATATCATCCTAACTCAAATAAGATAGTGATTCAAAATAGATTTAATGCTTGTGATTTTGATGGAGACCAATTACAAGAGAACTTACTACATGAAATAACTCATTGTATATTAGACAGAATGGAACATAAACTATGGCAAGATGAAAATTTTGTTAATCTATTTAGTCGCTTTTTAAATCAAGTAATTAAAACAATCAAATGAAAATAGATGATCTAGCACCATACGAAAAGAAATTTGCCAAAGTAGATAAATCTGGTAGAGTTCTTTGTCCTTATTGTAAAGAACTAGCTCCAGATAATGAATATGGAATAATTAAAAGATGTCCTAAGTGTGAGAAAAATAAAGAGTCATATAATGTTATGGCGATAATCAACGAACCAAATGGTCGTAAAAGTTATTAGTTTAAACAAAGTATGAAATTTATAAAATATTTCGTATTAGTAACCACCATCATATATACTCTAGGTCTCTTGATGATAATCAATGACGGAACTCTAGATATATATCAGATATGGTGTATTACTGCTCTAGGACTGTCAACCTACGCTTTATTTAAAAAATAAAGAATAATCTACCTCTCATACTCTGAGGGGTATTTTATTGGCACTATGCTATAATAACTGCTAGAGGAGCCACTATGAACAAAGAACCACAAGATAGACAAAAAGAATTATTGAAATATATGTCTGAAAATGTCGGAATATCAATGAGTCAGGCAATGAAAGATTTAGGTTATAGTGAAAGTTATTCTAATAGTCCAGATAAAGTGAAAAAAACTAAGAGTTGGAAAAAATTAATGAAAAAATATCTACCTGATAAAAAATTAGTTGAAGTTACATCTGAGGGGTTAGAAGCTACTATGGTTAAAACAAGTTTAACAGAACCAGATAGGGTATTACCTGATTACGCTGTAAGACATAAGTATTTAGAAACTGCTCTAAAAATGAAAGGAAAATTGATTGAAAGGAAAGATTTAACAAGTGGTGGGAAACCCATACCTTTATTAGATGCCGTTTATAATAACTCAAGCAACTCGCAAACTAACGAAACTGAATAAGAGGATACGAGGTATTGCCGGTGGAACATCTGCCGGTAAGACTATTTCTATTATTCAGATATTAATTGATAAAGCTCAGAGAGATACTAAACCGACATTAACTTCTATTACATCAGAGAGTATGCCTCATTTAAAGAGAGGTGCGATAAGAGATTTCCTTAACATAATGCAGGAGCATAACTATTTTAAGGATGATAGGTGGAATAAAACAGATTATACTTATACGTTTGAAACAGGAAGTAAGATAGAGTTCTTTTCACTTGATATGCCACACAAAGTAAGGGGTCCAAGGCGTGAAAGACTATTTATAAACGAGGCTAACAATATTCCCTTAGAAACATTTGAACAGTTAGAAGTCCGTACTAAGGATGAGATATGGTTAGACTGGAATCCAGTTAGTGAGTTTTGGTTCTATACAGATATTAAAGACAAGAGAGATGATGTTGACTTTATAATCCTAACTTATAAAGATAATGAAGGATTAGATCAATCAATCGTCAAGACAATAGAATCAAGAAAAGGTAATAAAAATTGGTGGCGTGTTTACGGTGAGGGTGAACTTGGAGATGCCGAAGGACGTATATATAAGGGTTGGAGTCAGTTAGATGAGATACCAGAAGAAGCTAGATTAAAACGTAAAGGATTAGACTTTGGGTATTCAAATGATCCAAGTGCCTTAGTAGATGTTTATATTTGGAATAATAGTTTTATCCTTGACGAACTGATATATAGGAAAGGAATGAGCAATAAAGATATAGCCGATGTAATTAGATTAGGCCAAGATGCTTTATGCATTGCTGATAGTGCTGAACCAAAGAGTATTGATGAAATAACAAGTTATGGAGTATCAATCATCGGTTCAAATAAAGGTCCAGGTAGTGTATTACAAGGTATTCAATATGTCCAAGACCAAATAATATATGTAACTAAAAGAAGTGTAAACTTATGGAAAGAATACCGTAATTATTTATGGATAACAGACAAAGACGGTAAAATTATAAATGAACCACAAGGATTTATGGATCACGCTATGTCAGCAGTTAGATATGCCTTAGAAAGTCTTAAACCAAAAGACGATGATATATACGACTTACCAGACGAAAGTGATTTATTTCAGGGAGGAATGTATTAGTGAAACATAACTTCTTAGTTCGTAAGAATAATGTAGTTCCTCATTTAGATATTGAAAGGGATATTAAGGCTCAGAAAGATGGTATTTTTACCATGACGTTAAGAGTTAATCAAGGAAACATAGTAGATTATGTCAACTACATCAACACCAGCCCCGGAGAATATGAAGCCATTTTTACAGCTTCTATCACCGAATGTCAAATTACATGAAGTACTAGAGTTAGACTGCCAAAAGATAGATTTTGGAGAGATAACTTATACTTTCTCTATCAAGAATGGAGTTGTAGAACTAAAAACAATCAATACTGTTAAGAGAAAGAGATATAAGTATTGACACAGTCCAAAGTAGATTGCTAATATATATTATTACCGATGGAGCAAATGCTCAGAATAGGCCGACTAATTTGTCGGTCTTTTTTTTATGTCAGAAACAAAAAATCAAATCTTATCAAGAAAACAAGCAGCAGAGGATTATTTAGAAACAAAACGAGATAATTGGGACACGTGGGAAAAACTATTTCACAACATCTTATCTGATGCCATCTCTACTATACAAAAATCACAAGTATTTGATCCTAAACTATCTACTCTTTTAATTGAACGTGCTTATAGAGTTATGGGGCAATTAGCTACTGGTAAGGTAAAAGGTATCAGTAAGAATGATGGTGGAGCATCTAAGTTGATGAACTTGACTTTAGACAAATACATTATCCCAAATGCTAATTCTCAATTTGATTTTCTTACTAAACTAAGATTAGTTGATTTATATTCTAATTTATATGGTAAGTTCTATACTCTAGTTGATTGGAATGTAGGTAAGAATGGATATGTTGGTCCAGATATGTGGTTACTTAATATCCGAGATGTATTTCCTCAAGTTGGTGCGGTTAGTGTAGAGGATAGTGATTACTGTATTGTAAGAACTTGGAGACCGCTATCTTATTTTGAATCACTAAAAAAACAAAATGGTTATAAAAACATTGATAAAATACTCGCTATCTTAAAAGGAAAGACTGGAAGCAAAGATAATAAG